GGTCCTCTTAGATTTTTGGCAGGAGTTACTGGTTTAGAAATGGGAACGGTTGTAAATATTTTAACTCTTATTATCGTTTTTGTATTTGACCCATTGGCTGTAATTCTTATAGTTGGATTTAATACTGCTTTAAAAGTTGATAGAGGATTAAAAGATAAACAAAAAGTAATCGAACACCGCATCTTATATGGTGAAGAAAAACCTAAAGTTCCACACGCTAAGGAACTTGATGATGATGAAGTTGCTATGCAAGATATGGATAAATTAGATGATGTACTCGAACCTTGGAATGATAACGAAGATATTACATCAGTAGGTATAACAGAATCGGATATGAATCGTGCAGCTGAAGAAGTTATGAAAGAAATAATGGATGAATCACCTACGTTTATTCCACCTGGAACAACTGCACAAGAACCACCTAACCATGCATACCCTAATCCAAATGATATTGAAGTAATTACCGAGGAAATTCAAATACCAAAAGAAGATGCAAACGATGATGGTATAATTACAGAAGAAGAACATATAAATTATTATGAAAACGGTGGATGGAGAAACGCCTATAATGGATTACCATATTATTTTCATCCAGAATTCAATTGGTCAAAATCAGAACGTTGGGTAGGTGATAGAAATGCAGAAAAATATTGGATTGATAATAAGGGTGGTACTAACACATTATTACAGAAATATAAATCTAATCCAGGTAATAATTCACCATATCCTACTGATTTTACAACAAAAACATATTAATTTTAAAAATAATACTTAAAAAGTTTGGTTATTCCAAATTTTTTTCGTATATTAGTAGTAATATACAATAAAGTTATGGCATCAGTATATCTAAAAGTGGAACTTGTAGTTGTATTTAAAAATACAAGTAGAGCAAACGCGAAGATTCGTATGAAGGTTTTTAAAAATAAAACAATAGATGATTTAATTGAATCTTTAATAAATCCAAAGAAAAAAATGTTGGGAATACCTGCAACTGCAGAATTTTTACAAATTGGATGTGGTGGCAAATTTAAAACAGAATGGAAGAAAAAGTACAAAATATAAATCTTAGATCGAATCAAATAGATCCAGTAACAATAGGAATTGAATTTTTCAATACACCTAAAATAGCACCATCTATTATAGTGGCTCCAACTGCATTCGGTAAATCGATTGTTATTGCCTTTATTGCAAAGGGAATTCAAGATAAAGTACTTGTTATTCAACCAACAAAAGAATTATTAGAACAAAATTATAATAAGTTCGTAAATCTTGGTGGTACAGCTAATATTTTTTCTGCATCGATGGGTATCAAAGAAATTGGTGATGTTACATATTCTACACTTGGTTCAATCATTAGTGCTGCTCAAGATTTCAAAAAACACGGTATAACAAAGGTTATTATTGATGAATGTGATAGATATCCAAGAGAGGCAACGGGTCTATTACGTAGGTTCGTAGAGGGTATAGGTATAACACATGTATTGGGTTTAACGGCAACACCACTGAAACTACAATCTAACATGGGGGCGGATGGTGGAACTATTTCAAAATTAGTTATGTTAACCAATTGGAGTAAAAAAGGAAACTTTTTTAATCACATCTTATATGTTGCACAAATACAGGAGATTGTTAAACTTGGGTATTGGAGTAAATTAAATTACCAATCATATGATTTCGATACTGGTAAATTAGTTTATAATTCCACACGTTCTGAATATACTGTTAAATCAATGGAAAAGGCATATGAAAATCAAAATATTGAACAACAGATAATCAAAAAAGTAAATGAAGTGTGGGAAAGAAAATCCATACTTATCGCCGTTCCAAGTATTGAACAGGCAACTCGTCTTGCTGGTAAAATACCAAATGCATCCGTGGTTCATGGTGGTACACCAAAAAAACTTAGGAATGAAATTATAGAAGAATTTAAATCACAACGCTTACGAGTTGTGGTACAAGTAAATGTTTTAACCATTGGGTTTGACTACCCACAATTAGATTGTATTATAACTGGTAGACCAACAAATTCAATTTCATGGTGGTATCAGTTCGTAGGTAGGGGAACTCGAATTCACCCACTTAAAGAAAATTGTCTTGTGGTAGATTTCGTAGGTTCAGTGAAGCGTTTTGGTAGAGTAGAAGAATTATATTACGCGTTGACCAAGGATTCGAATGGAAATGAGGATTGGCAATTATACGGTGAGGGAACAAAACAGATTACCGGATTACCAATGCACGAAATTGGTTTGAAATTACAAGATGGTACAGATTTGGGTAAGATTGTAACTGAAAGTGGTGATATTGAAAAGGTATACATGACATTCGGTAAATATAATACAAAAGAAGTACGACACGTACCACCTTATTACAGAAAGTGGTTATTAGAGAACTTTACTTGGTCAGAATGGAACATTAAAATAAAAAATGAAATAGAAAGATTACATTCTATTACAAAACATTAGGATATATCATTTTTTTTTCGTATCTTTATATAACTACAAGAATACTTATACAAATTCTGCACTTATATGACAACAAAAACTACATCAGACTCATTAAATGAGCAAAACAAACAAAAATTATACGAGGAATTATTGGAATTAAAGTTAAAAACTAAAATTACTTTAAATGATAAATACCGTATTCAAAAACTACAACAAATTTTAGATACACTACCAAAATGAAAGCATTAGAAGAATCATTAATTACACTTTCGAAAATGTTTCCAAATGATATGTCATTTGGTTCGGAAGTTCGAAAACTCGTATTTGAATTAAGAAGAAATCGATTTAAATCACGTAAAGAAAAATGGGATGAATTAACAACAACCGAAGATTTTTTGAGATCAATGGATAATCAGTAAAAATAATAAATAAAATGGAAATAATTAAAAATAGAAGATTACTACAAGCCCCAATTCCTGTAAAAGATATATCAACAGAAGAAATTGAAAATATTACTAAAATTTTAACAACAGAAATAATTAAACATGGTGGCATAGGATTATCAGCCAATCAACTTGGGTTGGATGTACGTGCATGTATTATAAATGTTATTGGCCCAGATCCGTTGGTTTTAATAAACCCACGTATAGTTGAACGTTCAACTGATACAATTGCATATGTAGAACAATGCCTATCCGATGAAAAATCAATGAAAAAACCTGTAAAAACTGTTAGACATAAAACGGTTGCCGTAGAATGTGATAATTTAGGTAGAGTGGAATTTGCTCCAACATATCCAGAGGGTAGAAATTGGAAAACATCAGAAGAATTTTTCAGTGATACTGGATTATTAGAGTGTGTATGTGTACAACACGAGATTGATCATTTAGATGGTATTTTAATGACAGATTCATCACGAAAATATTCTGCAACTGTTATTGCACCTAAAAAATACGGTAGAAATGAAAGAGTGATGTTAAAATTGCCTTCTGGTGAAACTGAATTTATGAAATATAAAAAGGCTTTACCAATGTTGAAATACGGATGTGAAATTTTATAATCTATGGCAAAATTAACATTTAAATATACAACCAACGATTATACTGAAAATAACCGAGAAATAAACAAAGTATCTATTGAAGTTCCAGATGATATGAATATATATGAATTCAAAGAAATATGTGAACGATTGGCATTAACAATTGGATATCAAAAAGCTTCGATTAGAAATGCATTTGATACTCCAAACCATGAACCAAACTAATATATAATGAAAGAAACTACACTAAAAGATTATTCAAAGGCTTTAAAAAGTAATGATATATCTATTATAACAGAAGCCTCAATTAAAATAATATCACAATATATTGAAAAAAAATCAGTGAAAACTTGTGGTATTTTAACCGCACGTGATGTAAACAATACACAAGCTGAAAATGTTTCCAGAAATAAGAAATTACAACATGAATTAAAGAATCTTGGTTTGGGGTTTTTTAAATTAAATGTACATTTTAAACATTCTTCAATAGGTGATATAACTGATATGTACTATGTTGTTCCAAATATCAAATTAAACGATATTACATCGTTGATGTATAAATTTGAACAAAGTGGTATAATATTCCAAGATTTTGAAAAAGAGCCCTATTCAAATGCCTTTTTTGATGGATTATTAACTTCATCACATACACCACTTGAATCGATTGAGTGTACTGGTTTCCAATGGATTCCTTCTGGAATGTTTACAAACTTGGCATTACGATCACATTTAAATAAAAAAACATAAAAATGACAGATATTATATTATACATACTATTTGGTATAAGTATTGTACTGAATATAGTGTTGGGTTATGGAATATTCAATTTAGTTAGAAAATTAAACTCTTTTGAAGATTATATAATTGAAACACTTAAATCGACCAAAGAACATATAACAAATTCATTATTAGTAATGAGAAATTTAGATACAAAGGGATCGTTTGAAAAAGATGATGAAGTTGGAGTTGCATTTGGAGAAATCAAAACTGCAATAGAGGAATTAAACGAAAAATTTTAAGATGGCAATACCAAAAAAACCAAGAAAGAAAAAATCAAAAATGTACTTCGGTACACCTGCACAAGATGCTATTATAGCATATAACAATTGTGATGATCCAAAGATGCGGAACAAAATTTATGAAGATGGTATTAAATACCCATTCGAAAAAATGGCGGAAAACGTAATGAACACATTTAAATTTTCATATTTCGATGTACCCAAAAGTGAAATTCAACATGAAGTTGTTTCACATATGTTAGAAAAAATTCATATGTTTCAAGAGGGAAAGGGTAGGGCATTTTCCTATTTTACAATAGTTGCGAAAAACTATCTAATTTTACTAAATAATGGTAATTATAAAGATTGGAAAAAAACTGCTCTTATAAGTGAAATGCCACAAACTTGGAATCCTGAAAATGATCATTATGAAGTTGAGGAAGGTGGTGAATTTAGAGAATTTAAAGAAATAATGTTAAAATATTGGGATAAAAATTTAACCAAAGTTTTTATTAAACGTAGAGATATACAAATAGCAGATTCTATTCTTGAATTATTTCGTAGGAGTGAATATGTTGAGAATTTTAATAAGAAACATTTATATTTATTAATCAGGGAAATGACCGATTGTAAAACACATTATATTACAAAAGTAGTGAATGTTATGAAAACACATCAGAAAAGAATGTTGAATGAATATTTAGAACATGGTAATATTGAAGATAAAGAAGAATATTTTTGGACAGATGAAAATAATTAATATTAAATTTTAATTTTACTCTATTTATATAAAAGGAAACCCTTTTAATTATAGATTTATAAACACAATCGCAATTTAAAATGATTGTGTAAATCAGAACCCAACCCGAAAAGGTTGGGTTTTTTTATTTACTATATTTATATATTGAACTAACACAGTAATTATGACAGAAGATTTTGAATTATTCCCAGGTAAAAGTTTGAGTGGGTTATTTAAAGATATATACGATAACCAAATACAAAAGAAACAAAGGATTTCGGAACTGATTGCAGATATGAGAAAAATAATTCGCCACGCCGGTGATATGGTAACAATAGGCCCTATTATAAAAGATTTGGTTGATTCATCGGTACGTAATGATGATGCACTAATTAAATTAGCTACGATTGCACAACGTATAGTATCTTCTAATAATAAAAATCCAGATGATAGTGGATTCTTAACAGAAAAAGAAAAATTGCAATTATTAGAAGATTTTGAAAAAACAATTAAACAGGCCACTGATGAACAGGAAAGTAGAGTGGATGGTTTAGAACACGATATTGAAGAATTGAAAATTGACAAAAAGATAAAATAATGAACGAAAGAGTTAATAAATCATTTAGGTCATCTAATACAAATAAAATACCAACATTAACAACTTCTAATGTTGGGATAGTTATTGATATTATTTTAAATGATAATCATATTAGATTGGAAGAAACTGATTCTGAACTGTATTCAACTGGTCTTAATACATCTAAAGTAGGGTGGTGTGTAATTCGTCCATTATATGATACAAATTCATCTGAAATGGATTTATCATTATATCCGCCATATGATTCATTGAGTATTGATATACCATTGAATGGTGAGGTAGTTGAATTGATAAAAGTAGGGAATGTTACATACTACAAACGGATTACACGTGGTGAATTGAATTTGGGGAATGTAATTGAAAACTACAATAAATCGGTTTTTAGTGAAACTGAAAAGGAAAATGTTGGTTCATCTGATTATAGTAAAACTTCTCAAACAGGTATTACAAACTCAAAGGGAAATTCGGATAGAGATACAAAAATTGGTGAATATTTCGAACCAAATCCAGTTAATAGATTAAAATTATACGAGGGTGATAAGATTATTCAAAGTAGATTTGGACAATCAATTCGTTTTAGTGGATATAACAATGCAGAAAATAAATATTCACCATCGATTTTAATTAGAAATAGACAAAGTTCGGTTTCTTTAAATGAATTAAAAGAAGGCGATTTAACCGAAGAAGATATAAATCGTGATGGTTCGACAATTGCAATGACATCAGGTAAATATAAATTAACATTTCAACCTGGAACAGTCGATGATGGTGGTTCAACTAATTTTGAAACAAAACCTGAACATTTTGAACAATATCCATCTGAATTAACTGGATATGACCAAATGTTATTAAGTTCGGAACGAATTATCATATCTTCAAAATCATCTGAATTTATAGTGTATTCAAAAGGTAATTGGGGATTTATTTCGGATGGTATAATGTCAATTGATAATGGAAAGGGTGGTGCAAATTTAGATTTCAATGGTGATGTTAGATTGACAACGAATGATTTTAATACATATATTTTAGGAGATAAGGGATATATATATTTAAACACCGAAGAAACCAAAGAACCACTTGCAAGAGGACAAACTTTAATTGATATAATGGGTGAGATAATTGATGCGATAAACCAACAAGTTTACTCAACACCATCAGGACCAACTTTAGTCGGGCCGAACAATAAATCAGATTTTAGTAAAATAAAGGCTAAACTAAAAGAAATATTATCATCTAAAAACTTCACAGAATAAATGTCATTTGGTATTTTCAAACAAAACATGTTATCATATATGGAAAATCAGGGTTCGATTAAGTCGTATCAAGATTTTGCTAAAAAACTTACAACAGAATATGATATGTGCATACGTAGGGGATATCAAACCATAAACTCGGTTGGAATATTAAAACCAAACGTGGAGTTAATGGAACAAATGGTTATTTTAGCGTGTAGTATTGCATTACAAAAACAAAAAGGATTACACGGTATATTAAATGATATTGGAAAGGGTGTGATTGGGTATTGGACTGGTGCAACTTTAAATAATTTTCCACCACCAATTATTCCTGCATATGGGTCATTTCAAAATATCACTACCACATCTGCAATGGTTACAAATCCAGGAAAGTTTCCTGAAATGGGCACACAACAACCAACTACAAATACAGGTATTTTTTTAGATTCACTAATCATTGGTATGACAATTCATCTTACAACGGTGGCTGGCATGTATGTAACCATATCAATGTATTCTGGAGTACCAGTACTTGTTGCACCTGGATATTTAGATTGGATTGGATATACAGTTCCACCATCACAACCGACAGTTGTACAAGTTCCGGTGGTTGGTGTAGTAGAACCAATTGAAGTTGATGAATTATTAAAAACTATACCAGATGATAATAATACAATTGAATCAGTAACAGTGGTAACAGCATCAACAGGTGTACATATATTGGATGATGATGGTCAGGATATGGGGCCTGTGATAAATTCACTTAAATCAAAACTACCAGCCGATGTTCCTGATTATGATTCAAAAGCTGATGCAACTGAAACTGTGATAAATGATACTACCAAAAGTGCAACATCTATTGAATGTGGTGGGAATTTTACATACAATGATAATTTATCACCAAATGTGAAATTGAGAAACTTAACACTCGATCCTACTTGGCCACATAAGTTAAAAAATCAAGTTGGATTAACAAAAGAAGAAATTGTTTGTAATTTAAAAAATCTTGCGGTAAATATCATAGAACCTATGAAAGTTAAATATCCAACACTGATAATAAATTCTGCATTTAGAGGAAAACCGAGTTTAGTTGGAAAAGTTTCTCAACACGAAAAAGGGGAAGCCGTTGATATTCAAATTCCTGGGTATACACCAAATCAATATCTATCGGTTGCAAAGTGGGTAGCTGAAACCACACCATTTGATCAAATTATATTTGAACATGGTAAATCAATATGGTTACATATAAGTTGCAAACGTACTGTTAATAGAAAATCATTATTAACGATGTATAAAGGGAAATATGAACCTGGAATTAAATCATACTACGTGTAACAACACATAAAAATGAAATACTACATATTTATAGTAGAATAAAGATAAACAAAAAAAATGGATTCAAAAAAATTAGCAAAAATTATTAAATTAATAGTTGAGCAAGAACTGAAAAGACAGATTCCTGTGCTAAAATCTTTAATTAAAGAAGAAGTTACAAAGGAATTATTAAAAACAAAGAAAATATCAACCAAACAGATAGTAGAGGAAATTGATCCTTTTTCACTTGCAAGTAATATGTTAGATGAATCTCGTATTAATTCACATCAAGATGAATACGAGGATATACAACCAAAATCAGTTAATACAAAGAGATTGAGTAGTAATCCAGTATTAAATGAGATTTTGAATAATACAAAACCATTTAGAGAAGGACCATCTTTAAACGAAAATGTAAATGGAATGGAAGAATGGCCAACAATGAAGTTCGATAAAACCATTGCTCCAGTAGGTGCTGATGGTATGAGAGAACAAATGAAAGCTAAAATGGGTTATGGTGATATGAATACACAATCAACAGGTAAAAAACCAGGTTTGGGGGTAACAACAGGATTACCATATTTGGATAGAGTATTAAATCGTGATAATTCGGAATTAGTAAAACAGTTCAAAACAAGAAAGTAAACAATGGCATATGTAATTGGTAAAAAGGTAGTAAAAGATACAACGGAGTTTAACGACTATGCGTATGGTATTACATTACCAATTCGTAGAGGTTCGGATGGTTATTTTGAACTTGCATATTCATCATTTGAACAAGCAAGGGCAAATTTACTAAACTTACTAACTACTAATAAAGGTGAACGAATAATGCAACCAGAATTCGGTACTGGATTACAGTCACTTTTATTTGAACAAATGACAGATGAATTGGAAAGTGAAGTTACTGAAATAATTACAAAAAGTGTGAATTTTTGGCTACCTTATATTAATATTGAGGAAATTGAGGTTCAAATGAGTGATGAAATGAAAGATAATCACATAGCAAATATAAAAATCAATTTTACCGTAGGTAGTAATATAACAGTCAATGAAATAACATTCACAATACGAGGATAATAAATGTCATTAAATAGTATAACAAAAAAAAGTAATCAAAATAGAGATATAAAATATCTTAATAAAGATTTTGCGAGTTTTCGTACAAATTTAATTGAATACGCGAAAACATATTTTCCAAAAACATATTCAGATTTTAATGAAGCATCTCCAGGTATGATGTTCATTGAAATGGCATCATATTTAGGTGATGTACTTTCATATTATATAGATGATTCATTAAAAGAATCAATGATGTTGTATGCAGAGGATAAACAAAATGTTCTTGGGTTAGCACAATATCTTGGATATAAAACCAAGGTTACAACACCTGCATTAGCAACTATTACAGTTTATCAATTAGTGCCATCGGTAGGATTTGGTAAAGATAATGTTCCAGATTCTCGTTTTTATTTACGGATAAAAGAGGGTATGATAATAGAATCAACTGAAACTGCATCTACATTTAGAACAACGGAATCATTAGATTTTAATGATCCTGATTCTCGTGAAATTACAGTACATGAGGTAAATTCAATTACAAGTGAACCATCTTTATATTTAATCAAAAAAAGAGTAAAGGCAATTTCTGGTACTGTTAAAACAATAACTCAATCATTTAATTCACCTACACAATATTCTAAAATTAATATAAGTGATACAAATATAATACAAATTGTTGATGTTAGAGATAGTAACGGAAATAAGTGGTACGAAGTTCCATATCTTGCACAAGAAATGGTTTATATAGATTATCCGATTTCTGAACAAACTGAAACGGATTTATTACCATATAAAGATAGTGTACCTAATGTTTTAAAACTTTTAAAAACATCAAGACGATTTACAACACAAATAAATAGTGATAATACAACCACAATGATTTTTGGTGGTGGCAATTCAACACAATCAGATGAAACACTAATACCGAACTTTAAAAATGTAGGTCTTGGGTTAAATTCATCAATTGATAGATTGGGTGAATCTTTTGATCCAGCCAATTTCTTAAAAACACGTTCATATGGCCAAGCACCAGCGAATACAACATTAACAGTAACATATTTAGTTGGTGGTGGTGTTCAATCGAATGTTAGGCGTGGTGATTTAACACGTATTCAACGAGTGGAGTTTGAAGATGATGCAAAATCATTTACACCACAACAATTGATAGAATACAATACAATGAAATCAACGATTGCAGTTGAAAACGAAGAACCAGCAACAGGTGGTAGAGGAGCTGAAACTATTGAAGAAATACGTGAAAATGCACTTGCAAATTTCGCATCACAAAATAGAGCCGTAACTACTAAAGATTATCAAGTACGTACTTTATCAATGCCTGCAAAATACGGTGGTGTTGCAAAGGCATTTTGTATACCATATGGAGTTGAGGATAATAAATCATTTTCTTTAAATTTATACATACTTGGTTACGATTATAATAAAAAATTATCGGTTTTAAACCAAGCTGTTAAGGAAAATGTAAAAACATACTTAAACGAACATAGATTATTGACCGATGGTGTTAATATCATAGATGGATTTGTTATAAACGTTGGAGTTGATTTTGAAATCCGTGTTTATGGTGGGTATAATAGACGAGAAGTATTGGTAAAATGTATTAATACAATTACTGAACATTTTAATATTGATAATTGGACTTTTAATATGCCGATTAACATAAGTGAATTAGAATTGTTAATATCAGGAGTTGAGGGTGTTTCATCAGTACCAAAGTGTGTTATAAGTAATAAATGTTTAGGAGAGTATTCAAGACATTCATATAATATAACGGAAGCTACAAAAGGAAAAATGGTTTATCCATCATTAGATCCATCAATTTTTGAAGTGAAGTTTCCAAGTAAAGATATTCAAGGAAAGGTAACATAATGTACATACACTATAACGCATTAAAAGATGCAACGATATATTCACTACAACCAGACCAAAATACAGGTAGGGATGAAATTTTAGAAATAAATAAAACCTATATTCTCGGTCAAAAGGATATTGCACGTTCTTTAATTAAATTTGATATGGATGAATTATCCGGATCTATTTTAAATGGGGATGTTACTGCATCTAATGTTGAATTAGTATTAAAAGAAACTGAAAGTAGTGAGATTCCAACTGAATATACGATTTATGCATATCCTGTTTCTCAATCTTGGGATATGGGTATAGGAACAAAATTTGATGATATTAGTACCGAAAATGTAACTTGGAATTCACGAATGACTGATGTCGATTGGCTAATTACAGGTAGTGATTATTCTAATAATTACACTTCATCACAAACGTTATTCTACCAATCAACAGATTTGAATATTGATGTATCAGTAATAATAGATGCATGGATAAATGGTATTATAGATAATAATGGATTTTTGTTAAAGTTAAGTGATACACAGGAAAACAATAATAATGATTATGGATCATTAAAATATTTCAGTAAAGAAACAAACACAATATATCAACCAAAATTAAGAATATCTTGGGATGATGCAACGTTCTCTACTGGTTCATTACCTGAATTGACATCGGAAGATATCAAAGTAACATTTAAACACCTTAAATCACACTATAAAGTTGGATCAACACCACTTATACGAGTTTTCGGTAGAGAAAAATATCCATTGAAAACATATACCAATCAATATGCATATAATGATGTAACTTATTTACCTTCAACTACTTATTATCAAGTACGAGATGCACAAACAGATGAAATTATTATTCCATTTGGTGATTACAGTAAAGTTAGTTGTGATGAAAATGGTAATTATTTTAAATTGAACTTAAAAAATTGGGAAACCAATCGAAGTTATTATATTGAGATTAAAACAGATAGAAACGGAGTAGTAGAATACTTTTTAGATGATAAATTAACATTTACAGTAGAAAAATAAAAAATGCCAGATAACACATTTACAGGAAAACAATTTGGATACGTAGAAAAGCCAACATATATAAATGGTGAGTTAGTTCGTGCAGTAGATGTTGTTGTAGATGAACTGATAGGGAAACCGATTAAACTAAAAATCGAAACTATTGCAAAATCCAAATTTGATGATTTAAATCAACGGTATTTAGATGCAGTTACTACGGGTAGTAATTATTATGATAATTGGCAAGAGACTCTTGGAATAATAGAAAATTTAAAATTAGAAATTGAACAATATAAACAAATTGTTGATTCAGAAAAAATTCTAACCGCGGTTGCAAATAATGAAACACAAGCTGCCAATGATAGATATGCTTCATTATTGATAGATTTTCAAAATGCAATAACAAAAGGTATTCAAGAAGCTATAGCAAGAGTTTCATTAGAGGCCCAAGTAAGAGGATTACAGGCACAGAAAGAAGTTATGAAACAACAATTGGAAATGTTGAATAATTTGGTTATACAACTTACTGCACAAGTAGATGCCGCACAAATAAGACAAGCTTCATCCGAAGTACTTGATGGTATTCAGGGAACGTATGACCAATTATCAAATACTGGATGGAAAATACCACAATTTGAAGTTGTTGAAAATAATAAACAATTATATATTGAAACATATAATGATGATAAAGTAAAAATATTACAAGGTTCTGCAATTAACTTATATAATTTCAATGAAAATTCACCAGCAGTATTTACTCTAAAAGTAACTGGTGATGCAATTAAGTGGTTGGAAGTACCAAGTACAATAACAATTCCGCCACGTGTTGATACGGTTGCTGGTAGAGGATTTGCACAATTTAAGTGGAAACCAAAAAGAGATGATACAAACGGTAAACGTAAACGAACATTTACAGGGGCGGTTGTGATTACATCATCATTTGGAGAAGTACATACCATAAAGGCAGAATATTGGAGAGAAGTTGATAGAAAAGATACATGGGATCCAAGAGGTATTGTTAGAGCAATCGTTGGTAGAGAATATACTATAAAATAAATCATGGGAATAAAACAATTTAAAGATATCATAGATGATAAAGGATATTTATTATCTGCTAATGATAGAAAAATATTCGAGAGAGAATTATCAAAATCATTATTTGGTTTGGATGGTACTCATTGGTATCGCCATGGAAAAACTGATGTTATTGAATTTATTATATATGATTCAAATAATAATCAATTACCACAAGGTGAATTTGGTAAATTAGTACGATATATTTATTTAGATGATAAAAATATCAGATCATATTTTATGATAAGTGATGTGCCTGATGTTGCGAAGAAAAATGAATCAAGAAGATATGTAATAGATGCAGAAAAATTGATAAAAGAGGCTGGTTATACTGATGGTATATTTAAAACACAGGTTACTTTATTAAATAGACGTGTTGGATCTGAAAACATACCATTTGATAGATTATGGATACATGAAATTTCACCATCACGTACTGAAATTCGAGTACTTCCAGTAATGTTAGATGATGATAAAACTGTATTGGAAGATTTAAGTACGCGATATAATATATATGTGAACGAGAAGGAATTTAGGGATGATACAATTATATATGTAGAAGAATTTATTGAAAATTTGAACATACAAACTGTATTAGAGAATTTTTTAAAAATAAAAGGTAATGTTAGTGATGGTCAAACTTATATTGATTTAATTAACGCAGAATTTGGTATAAAGGGATTTGATATATTTTTAAATACAATTAAAGAAAAATATATGGAAGCTATGCACTATTATCTTCAAAATAGAGTATATGATATCAATTCACTTGAATATGGAAACATTATAGAGGAAGTTCCACCAATCGATTTAGCAGTAGAAGATATAAAGAATACAGCATTAACAACATTACATAATGTTATTGATTATTGTTTGCCAAAACGAAATATTATACAAAATAGTATATTATCCAAGGAGGATCAAGTTACTGCGGATGAAGTAAATGATATTTTAAAATCTATATCATCAGATTCAATATATGAAAGTACACTACCACAAAGTGTAACTACCATAGTAAGAGGATGTATGAATGTAGATGCATTGAATTATAATCCGTTAGCAAAAGAAGATGATGGTAGTTGTGTATTTACAACTTCACCAATAAAGAATGTTGCGACTATTTTAGGATGTACTAATAGAAAGGCTGTTAATTATAATCCATTAGCCACACAAGATGATGGCACTTGTAAATTTTTCGAAGAAAGTTATACAACAACTAAAACGTATTACATCTGGTCAACAACTGGAAGAATAAATTATTTTGATTCCAGTGGGGCACGTAAATGGAGTGGTGTAGAATATGATAGTATAACAATAACATATAATACCGGAGAACCGTTGGAATTGATAGGAGATATACGATCAATACCAAAACCAAAAGAAGTTAAATTCATACCAACTGATATTGTAATATCACCAATACAAGAAGTACAAAATTTTCCAACAATAAATACGAATGATAATTTAATTACAACATACCCATCAATTCGTTTGGATAAAACTAATTTAAATAATGTTATATTTATATAAAAGAACCGAGAGAGAATATGGCATTACAAGATAACACAGAAAATTTCATTACTGGAAATATAACAGGAGATGGTTATATTCTATTACCTGATGGATATACAGGTGGTGGTAGTGGCGGATCCGGGGGTGGTAGTTATAATGTAACATTCACACGTGGTTGCACAAACCCAAATGCCGATAATTACAATCCATTAGCAACAGT